CACAGAGAGAAGGTAAGCAGTTGATGCGTGTATCTGATTGGGCAGTGTTAAAGAAAGAGCATACATTTTCTACATCAAACGGCACAGCAGCTTATGCATTGCCAAGTGATTTTGATAGATTGGTTTTAGAAACATCATATAATAGATCAGACAATGATATTATGACAGGGCCAATAAGCAGTTCTGAATATCAGCTTGTTAATCATGGTACTGCCTCACAAGGCACAACAGAAAAGTTTAGATTGAAAGCAGCATCAGGTGCATTAAAGTTTGAGATAGACCCAACACCTTCATCAACACAGACCATAGGTTTTGAATATGTATCAACACAGTTCTGTCAGTCATCTGGTGGGAGTGGGCAAGCTGCGTGGGCAGCAGATACAGATGTCTGCACCAGTTCTACAAATGGATGATGCAAGACGTTTGATTGTATCACCATACTCTTACAACTTAAATGATGGCAACTACGGCTTGAGTTAATGTTACAACCTTTAAGAACAGCAAGCAGATATAAAGTCAAATCAGCATCTGTACCTGCACCTTTTGGAGGTCTTAACAGTCGTGATTCTATAGACTTGATGAAGCCGACAGATGCGATTGTTATGAACAACTTTTTCCCAACTGTGGAAAAGCTTACATTGAGAGAAGGCTATACAAGTTTCTGTACAGGTATTGGTTCTGGAGATGTAGAAACATTAGTTGAACATAATGCAGGTAGTAACAGACAATTACTGGCTGTTGGTGCAGATGGTGTTCTGTATCAGATAGATACTGGAAGTGCAGTCAGCAAGAAAACAGGTTTGTCAAATGGCAGGTTTCAGACTACTGCATTTAATGGCAAAACAATATTCGTCAATGGTGCAGAACAGTTTTCATGGGATGGCAGCAGTGCATCAGATATATCTCTGACATTATCTGACAGTTCATCGCAGGGTACTATCAAAGGTGTTCATGCACACAAGAACAGAATTTACTACTGGCGAGGTACAGACCAGACATTTTATTATTCTGCATCTGTAGATACTTTTGCAGGCAACTTTACAGCTTTTGATTTATCTGTAGTCGCTGACAAAGGTGGTAACATTGTCTCTATGGGTACAATCACCATAGATGGTGGTGAGGGTGTCGATGATCTATTGGCAATCATATTAGTATCAGGACAGGTGCTGATATACAGTGGTTCAAACCCTAGCAGTGGTTTTAGTTTGATTGGTACATTCCGGATAGCAGAACCCATCAATGAGCCAAGATGTATTGCAAAGTTTGGTGGTGACATAGCTGTATCAACCAGAGAAGGTTACATAGCATTATCGCAAGTTATTAAAAATGACATTATAGGACAGAGAGCAGCAGCATTATCTGAAAAGATCAGAGGTACAGTCATTGCTCAGGTAGCTTTGACAGGTACAACAAAAGGTTGGCAAACATTTGTCAGTCCAGATGGTACAAAGATATTTTTTAATTATCCAACTGGTGATGGTACAGATGCATATAATCAGCATGTATTTAACCCTATCATAAATGCCTGGTGTAACTTTGAAGCTATACCTGCTGTTGTGTGGGGGCAATATGATGGTGATACCTACTTTGGCAGTACAGGCGGTGTTGTCTTTAAGGTAGGTGGTACGGCTGATGTCGATGCTGCTATTACAGGAGATGTTGCTACATCATTTAATTACTTTGGTGACAGAGCATCAATCAAACGATTTACCTCTGTTGCACCAATGCTAGAGGCAAGTACAACAGTTAGTTTTGACTTTGGTATTGCAGTCGATCAAGAACCTGTATCTGCCTTGAATTTAAGCACAACAAGTTTTGCATCTGAATTAGCGACATGGGATTTAGCCACATGGGATGATTTTCACTGGGCTGATACCGCAGGTGCAGGAATAACACAAAGACGTAAATCTACAAGCAAACTAGGAAGGAGTGCAGCTTTGAGAATAAAGGTTGCCACAAGCACACAATCAGTCAGCTTCATTGCTGCTAACTTTACATTTACACCAGGAGGCCCATTCTAATGGCATTTTCATCAGGCACATTTTCAAGATTATTTGATTGGACAACCGACAGAGATGCAGGCATTAAAATTCGTGCAGATCGTTTTGATCAGGAACTAGATGGTTTTGCAACTGGTCTTACCACAACTATTTTAAAAGATGGAACACAGACAACAACAGCCGTAGTACCCTTTGCTTTTGGTATATCTATTGTTGACAACAAAGCCATAACTCTTGGCACAAACTCCGATATTACAATTCAATATGATGAAACCACAAATGACAGTCTTGAGATTGCTGCGGCAGTCGAAGGTGCTGCATTAGGAATTGTTCTTAAATCAGATCAGGGTGATGACAATGCAGATCAACACAAACTGAGTATTGCTGATGGTGGTACGCTTACATTAGCAAGCAAAATATCAGGAAGCTTTGTCACTTACCTAACACATACACCTAATTCAACAGTTGCTAGTTCTACATTAGCAGTTGCAGGTAATTTAACTGTTGGTGGTAATTTAACATTAGGCTCTGGTGCAGAATTATCAGAAGCAGAATTAGAGATGCTAGATGGTATTACAGCAGGTACTGTTGCCGCTAGTAAAGCAGTTGTTGTAGATGCTAATAAGGACATTGCATCATTTAGAAATATAACACTTACTGGCGAACTTGATGCAGGTAGCCTGGATGTATCTGGTGATGCAGATATAGACGGCACTCTTGAAGCTGATGCGATAACAGTTGGTGGTACAGCACTAAATACAGTTATTGCAGGAGTTACAGTTACAAATGCTACAAACTCTGCTCATGTTTTAGTAACTGACAATGAAAGTACCAATGAAGAAAATCTGATTACTTTTGTCGAAGGTGCTACTGATAGCACAGGTAATGTTGGCTTGGAAATGGATGGTAATCTTTCTTATAATCCAAGCACAGGTACAGTAACGGCCACAGTATTTAAAGGTAATATAGATGCTGTAGATGGTGATTTTGATGGTACTTTAGAAGCAGATGCCATGACATTGAATGGGTCTGCCATAACAACCACAGCAACATTATCAACAGGTATATCAAATGGTAATGTTCTTGTAGCAACAAGCGGTATTGCAGATAATGACTTTTTAAGAGTTGATGGTACAAGCATTGAAGGTAGATCAGCTAGTGAAGTTTTATCTGATATAGGTGCATCTGCTGTTGCAGGTAGTTCAAGCATTGTAACTACAGGTGCATTAGATAGCGGTTCTATTACAAGTGGTTTCGGTGCAATAGATAATGGTTCAAGCAACATAACAACAACTGGTGTTGGTTCATTTGGATCGTTAGATATATCTGGTGACATAGACGTAGATGGCACAACTAATTTAGATGTTGTAGATATTGATGGTGCAGTTGACATGGCTAGTACATTAGCTGTTGGTGGTGCTGTAACTGTAACAACTGGAAGTTCTGGTGCTAGTGCTAATAGTGTTGTTGATGACTTAGTTGTACAAGGAAGTGGTAGAAGTGGAATATCAATACTTACACCAGATGCAAATGATGGACAGTTAGTCTTTGGTAGTCCTTCTGACAGCATAGGTGCTTTTATATCTTACAAACATTCTACAGCAAGAATGGATATAGGAACAAGTTTATCTGGTGCTTCTTTACATCTTGCTAGTGGTGATGGTTCAACTGCGATGACTTTAGATGCAAATGGTCATGTAACTAAACCATTGCAACCTGCGTTTCTAGCTAGACCAACAAGTAGTCAAACTAACATAGCACTTAATACAGCAGTAACTGTTGTTCTTGGTACTGAAGTATTTGATAATAATGGAGATTTTTCGTCTAATACATTTACTGCTCCTGTTGCGGGTAGATATCAATTAAATATGCACGTTTTATTAGCACAATTAGATGCAGGGCATACGTTTTCAGGTGCTAATATCATCACTTCTAATAGAAATTATCAATTTACAATAGATAACGCTGCAGATTTCTCTGCTGACTTTTCTGAAAATCCATATTCTGCTTGTCTGTCTGTTTTAGCTGACATGGATGCTTCAGACACTGCTCATCTTACAGTTCAATGTCAAGGTGGAACACAACAAACAGATATTAATACAGGCACTTCATTTTCTGGGTATTTAGTTGCGTAATAAAGGGTGAAATAACCCTCTTTAAAAGGAGAAAAATATGGCAAAATTAACTTTAACAATAGAAGTAGACGATACTGACCAAACAGTATTAAAGAATGATTTATTAGATATTGATGCATGGGTACAGGCTGCAATGACAGGTAAAATTAATAACTGTTGGAAACGTATGCAAAGAGAGTGGACAGATAAACTAATGAATGATGAAAGTTTTACAGACAGCATACCATCTAACAAAGCAGATTTTGTAAAATTAGTTACATCTAGGTCTGACTACAAAAACAGGGTAGACAGAGATAAAGGTTAAACCATGAGCAAAATTACAATAGACAACGAAGAATATAAACTTGATGATTTGTCTGATAAAGCAAGGTCATACGCTGAACATTGTCATGATTTACAGAGAAAAATTGTAAATGCACAGAAAGATTTAGAGCAGTTAATTACAGCAAAGAATACATATTACAATGCCCTTAAACAGGAATTAGAAGCACCACAAGCGGCTGAGTAATGGCAAGAAAGTCTGTGCAAACTGTTGATAGTGATTTGAAGTCACATGAAAAAGAATGTGAGATACGCTATCAGTCTATTTTGTCACAGCTTGAAAAAATGGATAAACGAATTTTTAGAATGGAAGGGCTTATATTAGCA